CCTTCGCCGCAAGTTGGACTTCGTCGAGCAGTCTGGTCGGGACAATCAGTCCTTTCGCCACAACCACGAAGCAACCCTTCGAATGCTCGACGAAGTCTCCAACTTCATCAACTCCCAGCCTTCTACTACTAACCCGAACGTCATCCATGCCGATTGGAGTGACCACGGGCAGTATGGGGGTTTGTGATGGGTCTAAACGGCAATGGACATGCCACGATGGACCCGGTCGCGGCTCTGATCAAAGAGCTTGACGAAAGCTATTGGGACCTTCGGCGCGAACGCACGGCACTCGAGCCGAAGTCGGCATATTCCGCCGGCGAAACCTCGCGGACCAATCCAGTTCCTCGAGGCGTCGACCCCTTGGGCACCGACGCCGACTATCACTACGCCACCGAGAGAAACTATTTCCTGCATGTCGAAAGGGGGCGGGCCGCGGTGCGGAATCACCCGCTGGTCGAGCAGGGCATCAATCGAGTGATCGCCAATCTTCGGCTCGATGACATCGCCCTCGACGTCGACTCCGGCGACGCGGCAGCTGATCAGGACATCAAAGACGCCTGGCGGACCTGGTGCGGCGAAACGCAAGGCGGGCGGAATCTCTGCGATTACGAGGGCAGCCGGTCCCTGCAGCAGATCGCCCGGCAATCGTTTTTTAATCGATGCTCCGATGGCGATATCGTCCACCTGCCGACCACCGACGGAAGTCTGCAAACGTGGGAATCGCATCACATTCGAACGCCATTCGAATACCGCCGATCGAACAACGATCAGGACGGGATCATCCACGGCGCCGAGGTCCGTTCCGGACAGACGGTGGCTTACTGGGTCACCCCGTTGAACGTCGCCGCGACAGGCACGCTGACCCGCCGCGGCCAGGCCCGCCGTTATCCGGTTTTCGACGCCGATGGCAACAAGGTTACCTTCTGGATGGGCTTTCGGCACCGGTTTTATCAACGTCGAGGGATTAGCCGGCTATCGCCGCCTCGTGACGCGATGACGGGCTTTCAAGACTTGAACTTTGCCCATATCAAGTCGTCCCTTCGCCGCGCGTTGATCAGCTACATCATGCAATCGCAGGCCACGACGCCGGCCCCGCCGGGCGGATCGTCCGGCCAGATCCCGCAAACCGGCGACCGCTATACGCTGCCTGGTGGGCTGGGCGTGCAAAGTCACACGATCGAACAAATGGGCGAGGCGGCCGTGGTGATGAAGCCGCCGAGCGGCTATAGCCTTCAGGGCTGGAATGCCAACCTCCCGCCCGATTCGTGGTTTGAGCACTCCGCGCTGCTGCTCACGATGCTCGCGGTCAACCTCGATCTGCCGCTTTCGTTCCTGCTCCTCGACGGTTCGATGGTGAACTTTCACGGCGGACGCATGACGTTCGACCAAGTGAAACTGCGGATGCGGCAGATCCAGAAAGACGAGATCCAGGGCTTTTGGCGGCCAACGTTCGAATGGTGGTGGCGACTGCACACGACGCCGGGGAGCAGCTTGTTCCGTCCGGAGTGGGTGCGATTCGGGAAGGTCAAGGCGACGTTTCGCCCGCAGGGCTGGCCGTACGTGAAGCCCGCCGAGGACGTCGCCGCGGAGCGAGAAGCGGAAGCCAAAAACCTGAAAAGTCGCCGCTGTATTCTCGCCGAGCGGGGCTATGACATCGACGAGGTCGATCCGGAGATCGTTTCCGATCGATCAAACCTGATCAGGCTGACGCTCACTGAAGCCCGCAAAATCCGCAACGAATTCCCTGAAGCTGGCGAGGTGGCCGACATTGCTCGCGAGCTTCGGTACGGCCTCGAGGTATCCGGTCTGCCTCCCACGAGCGCGGCGGACCTGGCCGCCAAGGAAGAGGATCGGGCAGCCGCAGCCGCACAACCCAAACCACAAGGGGCCGCAGCGTGACGCGCGAGCTTTTCGACTTAAACGACGACCGGGCACCGTTGAATATCGACAACCTGGCCGCTTTCGAGCCTAAGTTTACGCTAGATTCGCCGCACGTCCTCGACTATTTCGGCATCTGGCAAGTTCACGACCAGCCATTCAAGGCGATCGTCGAACGCTGCCAGGGAATGGACCTGCACGCTCATCTCCAAAGCGATGCGGTCAAGCAGTCGGTATCGGATCGGGACAGCCGCGAGTATCAACTCAGTCGCGACGGGATCGCCATCATGCGAGTCGACGGGCCCATGATGAAAGCCGTCCCGTCGATGGGTGCCGGTGTGAGTACCGTCCGACTCCGCCAGCAGATCAAAGCGGCTCGACGTGATCCGGAGGTCCGCGGGGCTTTGTTGGTGATGGATACGCCGGGGGGAACCGCCAAGGGGAACAGCGACCTGGCCGACGAAGTTCGTGCCTTCGCCGCCGAAAAGCCGATTTTCGCGTTCATCGAGGACCTGACGGCCAGCGCCGGCGTGGCGATCGCGAGTCAAACGACCAAGCGATACGCCAACAACCCTAACGCAATGTATGGCGCGATGGGCACCTATGCGGTGATCGAGGACCAATCCGCGCGAGCCGAAAAGCTGGGCGTCAAGGTGCACGTCATTCGAGCCGGCGAATACAAGGGCATGGCCGAATCGGGCACGGAAGTTACCGAGCAACACCTCGCCGAGCTGCAGCGGATCGTGAATTCGCTCAACGAGGAATATTTGTCGACGATCGCCCGCGGTCTCAACAAATCAGTCGAGTACGTTCGTCCGCTGGCAGACGGGCGAATCATCTTTGCATCCAACGCCGTCGCAGCCGGTTTGCTCGACGGAGTTCAAACGTTTGAAGCTACTTATCAGGAGCTCGTCGCGTTGACGGCTCGGTCAAGCACTGGAGGAAGGAAAAACATGAGTCAGGAAAACAACAAAGCCGCCACGCTGGCCGAGCTCAAGGCCGCGTTTCCAAATTCCACGGCCGATTGGCGCGAGTCGCAATTGGAAGCCGGGTCGACCCTCGAGAAGGCCGCGATGGGCTATGCGACTTTCGTCGAGACGCGCGCGAAGGCCCGCGAAGAGGAGCTTCAGAAGCAGGTTGACGCGGCAAAAAACTCGAAACCCGCTCCCTCGTTGGGGCATCCGCCGTTGACGATGCGGAACGTTGGTGGTGACGAGGACGGCCTGCAGTTGTCCGGCGATCCGGTCGCGGACTTCAGCGCCGCTGTTGCCAGTCGCTTGCCTCGTGGCCGGACGCCTTCGCGCGAAGAGCGCAATGCGGCGATCGGTTACGTCGCGCGGACCAATCCGCAGCTTCATCGCGAGTATCTGCTCGCGACGAACGCCAAGACGGGGAAGATCCAACGCTTGATCACTGAGAAATTCGAGGGCGTTTCAGCGGAGTAGGCCAGCCGAAACCGCCGGAGACTATTCGGAAAAACCTTATCAGGAGTCAGACAGGTCATGAATACGAACAAATTTCCTTCGTTCCCGAACAGTTCGGCCCTCGGTCGCGGGATTCGGGTCAAGCTGACTGCCGGCGTTCTGGCTGTTGCCGGGGCAGGCGATGACGAGCTCGGGGTCTTGCCCGAGGCGGTATTGGCGACCGACACGATGGCGTCCGTGATTCCTAACGGAACGCCGGGCGTCGTTGAATTCGTCGCCGCCGTATCGATTACCCAATACGCGCAAGTTTTCGCCGCAGCCAGCGGGAAAATCGGCGTCACAGCAACCGGCTTGCGTCGAGGTATCGCCCTTGAGGCGGCGAGCGGTGACGGCTCGATCATTAAAGTTCTTGTCCAAGGTGGTTCTGGACCCGCTGTCTAACCCGCTGTCTTAGTCCACGAGAGACCAGCAAGACGCAATTCACATTTAGGAGAAATGCCAAACAATGGCCGCACCTTCATCCGCGATTACGCGATTCGACTTGTCGCTTGCATATCAAGAATTCGACATGCTGGCGAATCAGCAAAAATTCATCGGCCTCAAGGTTCTGCCGCCCATCGGCGTCAGCCAGGAGGCGTCGGATTTTCTCAAGCTCGACGTCGCCTCGTTTTTGACGAAACGCGAGGACACCCGGCGGGCTCCGTACGGCGGGTACAGTCGGGACACCTTCGCGTGGACCAAGGAATCGTACGCCTGCGAGGAGCATGGCGTCGAGGAAGTCGCGGACGACGCCCTTGTCGAAAAGTACGGCGACATTGTCCGCATGGAGCAGCTCGCCGTGGCTCGCGCGGTGAATCGTATCTTGCAAACGCTGGAATACGATATTGCGACGGCGGTTTTTAATACCACCACTTGGACCGGTTCGACTCTGACGGCTGACATCGACACAGCCAACACCGCGAACGGCATCACGACCAGCGGTAACAAGTGGAGCGACCGCGCCAATAGCGACCCGCTCGCGGACATCGATTACGCCGCGTTCTACGTCAAGGCCAATTGCGGCATGGCGCCAAACACGGTCGTTATGACCGACATCGATTTCAGGAATTGCATCCGCTCGACGCGACTCGAGGGCTTGCTGAAATACGACGCCGTCCAAGTTTTGACGGCGATGGCGGGCACGGGCCCGCGAGCTACGGAGGTCCGAAACGATGCGGCGGCTGCATTGGCCGCAGCGTTCGGGGTCGAACAGGTCCTTATCGGTCAGGGTTTCCAGAACACTGCCGACAAGGGTCAGACCGCCGCTTTCGGTCGCTTCTGGACCGCGGGCCGCGTGATGGTCTGCCATTCCAGCGATGACGGCATGTCCGGAGATTTACAGGCATCCGTGCCTAGCATTGGCCGCACGATCTTCAGCACGAAGAACGGCGAACCGCTGCCTGGTTCGGACGACGCCGGTTTCGGGTCGCTGTTGTTCGACGAGTACCGCGAGGAGCAAGTACGCGGAAGCGTATTTCGCCCCCGCAACAAGCGACAGGTGAAGATGCTCCACACGACAGCCGGGTTCCTGCTGACTGGAGCGCAATGAGTTCGCCCTTTGATCAGGCTTTTCGGTTGTCTGCCGCCCCGGTGCTTGATCACTGGTTCGGGACAACCGTTAGCCTGTAACGGGATCCGCATACAAGCGAAAGCTTC